AACTTCTTTTTCTGCTTCACAGTCTGTTGCTCCGAGTATTTCAGTTTCTTCTTCGTTTTCGTAGTCAACGATGTGAACTGGACATTCATTGACACAGTAGAACATATATTCGTATTCTCTTTCATTTTCAACTGTAAACTCTCCACCATCTGTCCAACTTTCGGCTTTTTCTAAGATGATTATATCATCTTCTCTTAAACCTAATTCGTAGTTTGTACTTATTTGTCTTGCTATCCCTTTCAATTTTCCGTTTGTCATGTTTGCTATTTCATTTTTAGTCATTTTAAATCACTCCTTGAATTTTTTTCAAGAACGTGATAAAATAAATTAAGGTATTTTAAAAAGTCGCTTGGTCGTGATTATTTAATTTTACCTTTGCTCTGATGGTATTGCCAGTACCGTTAGAGCTTTTTTATTTCATCTTGTCCTTCATCTTGGTAATAATATACTACATTTTTATATAAATGTCAATACCTTTTTTATAAAAAAGTATTATTTTTTTAGTTTTTTTATCAGAGCGTCGGTCCTGTTACCTCCCTCTTCGTCCAGCACTCTGTATATGAGCTCTTTTTCTTCTTCGGTAACCCGAAAACTTATATTTTTGTCTCGTGTTCTACCAGTTGCTTTTCTGCCCACCTTCCAGGCGGGTGTTTCTCCTTTTTTTACACCTCTCGGCTTTACTTTTTCCATATCTCCACCTTTCTGTTACTTCCATTTTGATACTATTATACTACGTATTTATAAAAAAGTCAATACCTTTTTTATAAAACGCATATAAAAATTTTTACCAATAAAAAAAGAGGGTGACCATTACTGGCCACCCTTAGTCATTTTACTGTCGCAATAATACAGCAGTCCAATAGAGATTGCTGTTGTAATAATTACTATTATAAGATTTTCCGTCAGCAGTGTATCTCTTAACGTTCTAATCATTTCTGGCGAAGGTCCCCCTCCTTCATTTGCAATTCTTAACATGTTCCGCGTGAACTGATACTCTCTTATTTTTATAAGAGCTATATTTTCAACCAGGAAAAATAAAATAATCCTAATTATGTATTTGTTTGCATAATTGATTTTACTACTTTTCTGTGCATGTTTATGCTCCCTGTCCGGAAACAATTTTTCCCATAAAGTTTTTTTAGTCACCATTTCCATCACCGCCATTTTTAGGAGGGAAATACCGGTCTATCAGTCTGTCTAATATAGTAGGCATTTTGACAATAGCTAACTCGGATAATGGCTCTATCAGGAACCCAATCCCGAAAATGATAAACATTATTGCTACGTCAAGCTTAAGTATTTTCGGGAACAGAATCATGAGAAAAATATAAAGGGCATCTGCTAATGCCCCATTTAAAAGCCGTACCCAGAACGGCTTAATATCGATTTTATTATTCGCCCGGAATGTGATGTTACCTAAAAATCCGAGCAGTACGCCGTAAGAAATCATGACTACCTCCTTCGCCGTTTCCGTGTCTAAACCAAAAAACATAAATAACTCCTTTCTTTTATCATTATAGTACGGCAGGATTTGCTTTTTTTTCTATGTTGAATATATCCTGTACAAGTTTTCTCGGATCAAGTTCTACTCTTAGAACTTTGATGGCTTTGTGTATAGATTCTTCTCCTAAATTTTCAATCACATCAGGAATCCATTTTCTGTCAATTTCTTTTTCTTTAAGAATATATTCCTCTGCTTTATCCCAGAAATTATTCACAACAGCCTCAAATTTTTCAAAACCTGATTTTCCTGCATTTACTATCTCACTTCTGTATATTGCAGTCTTTGCCAGTTCTCCTACTTTATTTATTACGTACATTTTCACCATTGTTTCTGTCATTTTAAATCATCTCCTTAAAATTTTTTTAGTTAAACAAGTTCATAGTGTGGCGTGTCATATAGAGTTTTCCAGTCACCACCCCACACTATTTCCAATCCCATTTCCTTTGCTACTGCTTTGACATGTCTTGAGATTTCGACAAGTTTTTTGTTGTCAAACATTTCTGCATCTGTTGTATATTTTACGTAAATTCCATTTTGGTCATAATAACCGCAAACCGCTATATCTACTGCATGGCCATAACCATCAGCTTTCGCCTGATGATTTGATTTTCTGTTGTAACCATCTAATTTCGTAACGATTTTACCAGGCTTAGTTCTTCCCTGCTGATATAAACTGTTTTGATATTCGGCAGTTCTCAACCCCTGTACAATTTTAAAATCATAAGGGCTATCACCTATTGCCTTTTTCATGAGCTCAATCAGTTTCGGATGTACCCCTTTCATTTTCTCGACACTTGCATCTGATAACACATATTTTTTCTTTGTCTCGACATCACCTCCTATCGTTTCAGTAGTCAAAATTATTGTTGTTCCTTCCACTTTCACATCAGTCACCTTTAACTCTTTTCCTTCATGCAAAAACTCAGTTCCTTTTAAATTTCCTATTTCCATTTCTATTCCACCTTTCCTTTCAGTAATTCCATAAATTTTAAATACTTAAATAGCTTTACTGGACTAAAGTCACTTGCTTTTAATGTCTTTAAGTTGTAAGTCAAGCTATCGTCCAGTCCTTTGTTGATTAAATGTAGGCATAATTCAGAGCAGAAGTATTTATCCTTATGCTCGATTCCTAACTTCAATAATTGAGCTAAAAATATTGCCCAATAATCGTACCCTTTTCCCTTTAATTTTTTAAACTCTTCAAGTACAATTGGGATTTCTATGCGATTATCAAGCTCGAAAATGTCCATATTTTCTTTTCGTACAAAAGGCTTTATACGAACTCCACCAGGATTCGACAAATATACATAATCATTGTACACCAGCTCACAATGGCTATATTTTCCTAATGTCCTGATTGATATCAATAAACCGACAATTGATTTTGGCTTATGAAAACTTATATATAACTTATCTTTTTCAAGCATACTACCTCCTTTATTCGTGATGAAATCTCATGATTAATTCCATAACTTTTGAAATTCTTCTCTTGCATTAAATTTTTTAAGTTCTTCGTCTGTCAGAGTTTCTAATTTTTCTATCAAGCTACTTTCAGTTTTTAATGCCTTTGTTACCTGCTCCTGCATATGTAAAGCCATTACTTTCAAATCATTAAGTGATAACTTCAGATATACATGCTCTCTCGTGTCCTTATCCAACACTTTCCAGCCGTCATACTCTTTCTGTCCTGTTGCCATTAATAACACTACTATTCCAGTCAGATTATCCCTGTCGCCTTTTTCTCTATTTTTCTGCAGATATTTTTCTTTGTATACAAATTCTTTTTCTGAATGTTCTGTTTTTAATTCGGATAATTCTTTCTTTATTTGCTCTATTTTTAAATTTCTGTTTAATTTAATGACATTGTTTTCCACATACTCACATTCGGAAAGAGCAACTGTTTTAATTTTATTATTCTCTACAAGTTCATTGTCTGCAAGTGTGTATTTTCCGACAGCGTACAGCTCTTCTTTCGTCATTTCTCTGATGTTCCCCGCAAACAAAATTGGATTTTGAAATTCCGTATCAGAACAGACATGTCTCGTACTATCCCAGTTGGGATAAAATAAAACGGGATTATTTTTAAAATCTTCAAAGTTTGTCGCAACAGGATGTGCGACTATTTGTAAGGTGTTTTTATCATATATATTTATTATCATTTTTACCTCCTTATTATTTTTTATTTTATTTATTCTGTATAAATTGGAAAATTTATACAAAGTACAACAGACAAAATTATACGTCCACTCCGAGGCAACAGGGCAAGGGAGATCAACTTGTAACATTGTTCAAAAGTGTGGCAATGTAGTAACTATTATTTTTGATAGCGGAGACACTTTGAGATATACAAGTGATAATACTGTGATTTTTAGCATTCCCGAAGGCTATAGACCTAAGTCTTTTCTGTCTGTAAATGCATCGCAATTTAACGGAACTGCCGGAACAATTTATATACAGCCTGACGGGACAGCAAAATGGAAAGGTCCGACTGTAACTACAGCAAGCATAATATTTTCAGTTAGCTATATTGTTGATTAATCAGTAGCAACAGAAATAATTTGTCCTGAAAGTTGTAAATTTCCGTTAAATCCTGATCGAATCGCCGGGAAAAATTTTAAAGTCTTAATCTGAGCTTCAAACTGTACTTCTGCAACTTCACCGCCAGCTCCTCCTGAGCCGTTGGCACAACAGGCATTTACGGCTTTAACGTTCTTACAGAACCAATCAGGGAGAATAAAATCAGTTTCGTACTGATTTTTGATTTCAATATTTCCAAAGTGAATTATTCTTAAATTTCCTAATGCAATCAAGGAAAATGCCTGATTCCTTATTCCATTAGTACTGTTAATCGAGATACTTTCTGACCTGAAACTGTATAAATTTTCCAATTTCTTTGCATTCTGATAGTCCGAAATTGGAATAAATTTTGACCCTTCGAAATAAGTCAATGTATTTTCAACAGTTGGGACAACCATCTGCTTATTCGCTTTATCGTAGTATGCTATACCTACTTTTTTAGTTCCTGCGTCCTGCAATAGTCCGCCATATCCGTCCGTACCCATCCAGTTCATTTTTTCTTCGTGTTTTATGTAGTCCTGCAGAGTTGACAGTGTTGCTAAAGTAGACGGATTAATCTGCATTGTCGCTCCATTTGAATTGTTTATTTCAGTTATCAAGTCAATCTCGACCGTGGCCAGATTAATCCCGTTTGTCGCTGGCATCGTATCAGCCTCTGATGCTCTTGTCACACTGTACAGTATCTCATTTCCCGAATCTATTTTTCCGTACAGCCCTATAGTTTCAATTTTATACGCACTGTTAACGGATGCGTTTGTAAATATCGCATTCAGTCTTACTTTAGTGCCTTCCTGACTTACTCTCGACATATTGACCGTCTGCTTTATTTCGTCAATGTTTATAAGTTTTGATACATCAGTAGTATCGCTGTAAACTTTGCTTGATGTCACCATTCTTGTAAACGTAATCTGCTTGTTGTTTCCAAGTGCATTTGCTATCAAAGTCCTTCCATTATCCGTTATTGTTGTATCTTTAAAAATTGCCATTTTTTTAACCTCCTATCACATATTTTTTACTGTGCATAAATCCTGCAGTAGCAAATATTTTAAATACCGCATCAGGTAGTTTTACACTTATTTCGTATTTCATATAATTTATTATTCCGTTTGTTATATATATCCTGTTTTCAGTTTTTGGAGTAAGTATGTTAATACTGTTAAATCCTAAGTTTGCGGGCAGTATTGTCTTAAGCATATTATTCAGTTCATCGTATTTTTTTGCATCGTCAAACTTAGTTGTAATCCCAAGTTCATATGCGTTAAAATTGGGCCTCAGTTCGTAGTTTCCAGCACCACATAGCTGGTCCATTCTGTTCACAAGTACACGCCAAGTGTATGGTATCTGGTCATTCCAATACGTTAATACTCTAAAAATTCTAATCTCTAACGTGTCGTTTTCATATCTGTGCAGTCCCAACATTTCCTCAAATTTGCTTATTCCGTCTTCATCACAGTATTGTATAAACTGATTATTAAACACCTTTCTAAGCAGTTCCCACAATAACTTCAGCTCAGGCTCTTCACTTTCCATTATCCGTCTAATTTCCCTGTACTCCTGCATAAACTGAGGGAGGTATGACAGCAGATTGACGTTAATATTTTCTAAAATCGTCATACTGTAATACCTCCCCATACAGGAATCTGATACTCAGTTAATTGTAAGTTGTTAGGACTTCCGTTTATTGTTGTGTTCTGTATATCCAAAATTCCGTTTATGTCGAGTATTTTTGCCTCTATACGTGACACCCTCACAACAAGATTATTACTCACTTTTTCATTTTTCAACGCCCATGTTTTTCTCAGTTCCAGTAAGTAATTCTTTACCACTTCTTCGACCTTCAGTTTTACAAGTGGCCATGAAAAATTAGGCTCAAACGTAATGCTTGTATGAATGTTAATTGCAACATTGCTTGTACCCTGTACTGTAACAATATGCCCTATCGGTGCAACCCCGAGACCTCTAGCGTCTTTTGTCGGATCCATTGTGTCCTGTACTTTTTTAATTAGAGTAGGGCTCGCCTGATTAAAGTCGCTATCAAGTATAGTCAGCAGAACTGTTCCACCACCATTCCATACTGGAGTTACTTTAACAGCTCCCACACCCTCAATTTCATGCACTTTAAGTTTATAGTCAGATATGTTCCCTCCGTATGCCTTCATGTTAAAGCTATCGAAATATCGCTGTCTCAGTTTTTCAGTTTCTTCTTCGTCCTGCCCGGGAATTAAAAGTTCTGTTATTTCAGCACGTCCTAATCCGTTTATGTAGTCAATCGGAATTATATTTCCTGTTTTTCTTCCTCCGTCCCTTCCAGGAGTTTCACATTCAACCTGATACTCATATAGATTTGTACCAGTATTGTGCTGTATGAATTTCGTAACTGTATAGTTCAGTTCGTCCAAATTAAATCTGCTACCCAGCGGCACTTCTATATCAAAAACACCTTTTAATACTGCTTTGCTTGCTTTGTATGGAGTTATCCCTCTTTCACTTGCCCTTCTTATCAGATTTGGCCTGCTGGCCGTATCTCCAAAAGTTTCCTGTAGTATTATTGATAATGCAAAATACATATCTTCCAGTTCTTTTGCAGCAGGTGCGAGGGCATCCCATATGACTGAGCCTTCCCTTTTATCCATGCTGTTTGGAACTCTTGCAAGCATCCGTTCCATTATTTTTTCGTAAGTCATTACTTCAAACATTAAGCTATCTGCACCTCCTTTTCCAGTTCCAGATTTCCAAAAATTGTGACTGTTTTAAATTTGACGTGCACCGTTCCTCTTCTTAATGTCTCAAATTCAAAATCTGTCACGTCAAGTATTCTCGTATCCTGTTCCAATGCCTCTTTCACTCTTCTTTCGATTTCAGGGATACAGTAGCTTACAGGCATTCCGAACAGGTCTTCAAGCTCTATCCCATAATTCCACGAATAGATTATATGTTTGTATCTTTCTGTTCTTATTATTTTATAGATAGCCTGTTCCATTGCTTTCAGCTCATCCGTGTAATCCTCTATAACATTTCCTGATAAATCCATTTTATAAGTCTTTGTCGGACGTTCTATAATTCTGATGTCCGAGGTAAGCCCATCGTTACGAGGTATCATTACAACCACTCTCCTTCCGTATGAGGGTTTTTGTATCTATCCAGTACAATATAGGTCTGTCCTCCCTGTACCTTTAAAAGCACGACATCTTCTCCTACTTTTAAACCGTTATGGACAGTTATCCGTTTTCTGCCCTTGTATTCGTGCTTATGACTTTTAATATCTGTCAGAGCACCTTCCTCAAGCTCAAAATCTTCTGTCTCATGACTAACCGAGATGTCGACATCATAGTCCCTGACAAGATGAGTGAGAATAAGATCGTCCTCTTCCAGTATCAGCTTCTGGTCCACTCTGACGGTAACAGGATTCACAGATTCCACTGTACCTTTTCTGTGCTCGAACGGTTCTCCCGCATCATTCGTTGTTTTCGACAGTTCTTTCAACAGTTGTACCAGTTCCGCCATTCTTATCACTCTCCTTTATTCCCATTTGGCCTATAAAGTCAATAGTCATTACATGTTTCTGATGTTCAAATTTATGCTTGACTTTATCCACTATCATATAGTTCTGTACTACTATATCCCCGACATTAAGTTTAATGAGCATACTTGAGCCACCTCTGACCCTTATGTCGCCGAAGACATTCTCCATCGCGAAATTTCTTTTTTTGTGGTTATACAACTTTAAAAGACTTTCCACTTTTTCCTTTATTTTTGCCTCAGTCATTTTCTCGTCCACATTTTCAAAATATTGTAAAATACCCCATGATTTTATATTAAAAGGGTCTTTTACCATGTATATTTCCCTTGTTTTTGCCTCCTTGTTGACTCTTAAAAGCTTTATCTGATTGTACGTCTTGTCGTCTATGCTTGTGCTGTATTTATAATCAGTTGCACTCTTGTCATCAAGAATGAGGTCAAGTATCCGCATTTTCTCGTCTCCCTTAAGTGTAAGCTTTCCATAATCATCATAAAAAACGAACTGTTTCTTCGTGTTATACAGAGTTTCGGTAAGTGCATACAGTATCATGTCAAATAAAGTCTTGTTGTCTTCTATTCTCTTTTCAATCTTAAATCCCGTGTCTTCCAGTTCCCCAATTTCAAGCTTAAAATCTTCCGCTATCCTTTTTATTATTTCCGTTGCTGCCACATTCTTAAATATATAAGTGTCCTTATTTTTTAAGTACCTCAGTTGATCATATGCGGTAACCTTAATCTTGCCTGATTTTGTCCTGCTACGTTTAAAAATATAACCTAGAAAAAAAGGGATATCCTTGTATTTCACGGATACCTTGTTCCCTTCGGTAAATTCTATTTCCTCTTTCAGCACTTCAAATTCGAGCACCCCACAAGCTCCTTTTCTCTCCGTTGTCCATTCAAGAGATGTTACAAGCGGAATTATAATCTGCCCATTTTCCAGTGTTACTGTCAATTCGATATCTTTTTCAAGTTCAAATTTTCCAACCGACTGTTTTATTGCCGCATTAATCCAACTTTCCCTGTTCAGGTCTATCAGTTTTATTCCTTTCAAATCTGGCATAATGCTCATTCTTTAAGCCTCACTTTCTGCCCCGGAATAAAGTCCGTTATTTTGTCAAAAGCATTAAGTTTCATGACTTCTGCCATTTTCTCAAGCCCTCCTGTATGCTGACGGCATATGTTCCACAGAGTTTCCCCTGCTTCAGTTGTAACTATCCTGTCAAGTATTGCCGTTACTGCACGAGGTTTTGTGATAAACCCCGAAATCTTGTCATCCAAAATAGTCAGAGCTGTTGCCCTCGGGTCACGATATTCCTTGAGCTTGATTTCAACAGGGATGTCCATAAATTCGTCAGTGTCATCAGAATATGTGAACTCTTCAAGTGTGACTTTCATGTTTGTGTTAAAATACCCCTTTCTGTTCGGATATCTACGAGACACAATGAACTGGAACACTTTCCTGTCCCTTTTCAATCTCTGCAGTTTATCTAAATAATATCCTGGTTTGTTAAAACCCTGCAAAGTATTTAAGTAAGGGTATCTGAATGCAGGGAGAACAATTTTAAATGATATTTCCTTGAGCCCTTCGGACTTCAGCAGATTCACTTCAGACGCATTTATAAGTGACACAGTTTCATTCCTGTTCTTCATGCTGTATGTTATCTTATCAGGATTCACTGGAATCAGCATTCTGTCAATATAAATATCATACATGTTAATGCACCCCCTCTGCCACAATGTTCATTTTTTCTTCTATCTTTTCAGTCAGTTTATTTATCACTTCATCAATATCAGTTTCATTTTCTATTGTATTATTATTGTTCATTTCCACTTTTATTTCGGCAGTTGTGAACTGATTGATGTGTTCCTGTTCTGCCAGCTCCCTCAGATATTTTAAATCCTCTTCGGTATCCTCGAGACTGTTGGCCATTTTTCCTGTATTGTCAGCGGTTTTCCCTGTATTTTTCCCTACTCCATTAGGGTCTTTTCCTCCACCGCCTCCTCCACCTGGCATTCCAGTTCCAGCCGGATCAAGTCCTTTTCCTCCTCCGAGGTCTCCGAGTTCACCTTTTACCATATCTTTTGCATTTTTGTATCCGTTCTTTAAGTCATCTTCCCATTTTTTCTGTTTCGCATTACCTCTCTCTGCACCTTTCCTGTATGCTGCACCTGCATCTTTTTTATCAAGCTTATAGTTTATCTCAGCTATTTGCGGTGCTGAGAAATTAGCCCTTGCGAGTTGCATGGCTCCTCCTGTTGACGTAGGTAGGTTAATCCCAATTGCAGATAATAGAGGAGCCGCACCGCTCATTGTTTTTAAAAGTCCGTTGATAAACTTATCCGCTTCACGCATTATCCAGTTAAATGCATCTATAAATATGTTCGCAAAATTGGACAGTCCTTTTGCAGCACTTCTTATAAGCCCATTTATCCCTCTTATTATCCCGTTTATTGCGGATATTATTGCGTTGACTATGCTTGCCCATATATTCCACAGCATAGCCTTCATCCAGTCAAAGGCTCCAACAACAACTCCTGTGACTGTAGCTGTTTTTGTCATAGTTTTAATAAGATATATCATTCCTATGACCAGACCTATCACAACCGCAATGACTGCTACTATTGCAACAACAATCCATGTTCCGGGAAACGCATATATTGCCGCGTTCAATCCATGCTGTGCCGTTGTAGCCGCAAAACTTGCTCCAGCCATTGCCATATCTGCCGCTGCTTTAAATCCTGCCGCAGTGTTATACGCCCATATTGCAAGAGTTGCTATCCCTTGAGCCAAGGCATACGCCCCCATTGCAATCGCAACAGCTATAACTATAGGTCTGATTAAGTCCCATTTTTCATAAACCCAGCCTGCAAGTTCCAGTGCTTTGTCAAATACTGTTGTCATTACCCCGGCTACCATTTCAAATGTACTCGCCATGCTTGTTGCCATGGACTTAAATTTCTGACTGTTCGCCACCTGATTAATCATTCTAAGCAGAGGGTCAAATGTCCTTAATGCAAAGTTTCCTGCCTTTATCCAAACTTCACCCCAGGTCATAGGTAGTTTAGAAAAGTCTCTGTTAATATCATCAGTCATTCCCAGTACTGCTCTTCTTACTACGTCTGCAGTTATTTTCCCTTCTGATGCCAATTTTTTAAGGTGGTCTTGAGACACGCCCATTTCCTTCGCTATCGCCTGAGTGATAAGCGGAGCATTTTCCCTGATACTCCTGAACTCGTCTCCCTGCAATACTCCTGACGCAAGTGCCTGGTTAAGCTGTGTCATTGCCCCAGCAGTTTCAGATGCGGATGTTCCTGCCACTTTAAATGCTTTTGTTGCGTTACCCATGAACTGTATTATCTCAGCATTATTCGAAAATCTTTTTCCCGCAAGGATTCCAAGTTTTGCCACATCATTTGTAAAACTGTTAAGTGGAACTCTTGCCTCCTGTGCCATTTGATATGCTGCATTTTTCAGATTATTTTTCTGTGCGGATGTATCCGTTATAAGATTAAGCCTTGCATCTATTGTCATAACCTCGTCGGATATCCCCGCCAGTTTCTTTGCACCGTTAACCAAAGCATACATTCCAACTGCGGCTTTCAGTTTATTTATCAGCCCGTTCATTGCTTTACCGCCACCATGTATCGAGCTGTTCCACTGTTGCTGTTTCGCTGTGTTCTGCTGTGTCTGTGCCCCTGCTCCTGCAAGTTCTGCCTGCAAGTTCTGAAGTTCTGCATTAGCTTTAGCTATGTTATCCTTCATTGTTCCTAAACCCTTAGGGTCTATCTTTTTATTGTCCGCCGCTTCCATAGTGGTTACAAGACTGCTCATGGCACTTGCCATCTTAAGCACGGGAGCAGTCAGCCTGTCCATCATCTGAATCGAAGAGCTTATTGTTCCCATTAGCATCACCTCCTTGCTTTGGACTTCATTTTCTGCATTTCCTTTTTCTCATTTTCAATTTTTAATCTTATACTTGCTATGATAAATGCTTTTTCTTCGAGACCGAGCTCTGCAAAATCGCCCGGCATTATCTTAAGCTTGTGGAGGGCGTAATGTGCATACCCCGCCATTGCATCCTCCTCTATCAGTTTTTTGCTTCTTCGATTTTTTCTTCCATAATATCTTTATCAAATCCGCATATTTCCTGTACTTTTTCTGCCAAAGCGTTATACTCACCTGGTAAAAGCATAGCAGATAAGAGCTCCTCTGCAGTCATTACCGCGTAACTGTCCTGTAACTCTTTGTTATTTAAGTTAGGGTACACTACGCACGCAACGAGTAGTTTTTTTAGATACTCTGTGTAATCAAGCTTAGGCATGTATACGTTTTTCTTAATTTTAACCTGTGAGGTACACTGATTTCTTAGTTCGTCATCCGTTTCATTTCCTATAGCCCTGATTTCCCACTCCAGTGGCTTTCCGTCATCCCCGACAAATCTGTCAGAAATTACCACTTTTTCATTTTCTACCTGCTTCGCGTTCCCTTTAAAAAATCCTTTTAAACTGTCCATTATTAATTTCAACACCTTTCTTATTAAATAAATTATATAAAAAATAAGCAGACACACAGTTGTATCTGCTAAAAATTCTGCTACTTCCTCAGGGTTTGACAGCCATCTGAAAAAATTTCCCAACATTACTGCATTCCTGGTAAATTCTTAAATTTTTCAGGAATTTCGAAAGATTCAAATGTAAAGTCAAATTCGTCTTCCAAATATTCTGCATCCGCATCTATACTCGCAAGAGTTCCTCCGTCTATGTTACATCCTTTCAATATGACTGTCTGTCTTCCTACTGTCGAAGTAGGGTCTTCGTTCACGAGCTGCATGTCAAAATAAATATCTTCTCCGGTATTCTGATACTTAAGTAAAAGTTCCCTGAAAAGAGAAGTGTTGTAATGCATCTTCGCACTTCCTGAACCTTCCCAGCCTGTAGCCTTGTTTCCTTTTCCTGAACGCCCCATGATAGGAACTTTGGTTTTTGTCTTCTCCATTTCCGCTTTCACGGAAATAACCTGCATTAAAAGATATCTGTTACCTTCTATTGTAACAAAACATCTTCCCATACTTCCCGAAACGGCATCCCTACCGTTCATTGTTGTGCTCATTTCTTACCTCCTTATTCATTTTAGCTAGGCCACTATGACACTCATATATAGTTTTTCCATCGCTGCAACAGGAGTGACCTTATCTGTTACAAGCACTGATTTCTTGTCTTTCCCTTTTTCAACTGTCACGTCTTCTGCAACAAAGTTTTCAATTGCCCTGACTCTTTGCAGTTCCTTGTGGTGGTCAACGATATTATCTTTAAGTGATACCCTTCCATCTTCGTCATTGTCTACTTTTCCGACGAACGACTTGTTGAACAGTTTTGCGATGTCCACGGCAATCTGATCAAGTACTCTTATCACCTGATTAGATGTAAAGTCATCATTCTTATCTACCGTGATTGATGTGAATGTATTTATGTCCGTAAGAACAACTGGCTTGTTATCAGCCTTATGGAATAAAAATTTTCCTGCTTTTATCCCGTTTTCCAGTGCTGTCTGATTTTCCTTAAATTCAAAAGTAAAATCTCCGTCGTAAACTTTATTGGAAACAGATTTGTTGACAGGGCATCCCGCTTCGGCCCCTGTAACCCAGTACACCGCAGACGATTCCTTGTCGTCTTTGGAAATAGTCTTATTTTCAACTGAAATAACACCTTCATGGTCTGCATACGCCCCTCTGTAGACTACAGTCTGAAACTTAGCTCCAACTTCATCACGCATTCTTTTTGTGAACTGTATGTAAAGTTTTTTAATAGTTTCGTCAGTTGCAAGACATCCCAGTGTGTTAAAATAATAAGTTTCAATTTTATCTAAGAACTTCTGATATTCCGTTCCTGTCACTGCACTTCCGTTTGTTCCGTTTTCAAGCGGTTTCGCTACAGTCGGGGTTAATGTTGCCCCTGTTTTAAAATCCACAAAATCATTATTTACTAAATCCTTTGCTGTTTTTACTGTCTGAACGTCCACTTTTTTATTGTCAAGCAGAGTAGTCACATCAAACATTGTAGGAGCGTCAACGTTAGCCGCTACCGTTATTTTAATGCTGTTCCCTCTTTCACCTGCATATTTTGCAGTGGCCAGGTCATTACTTGCCTTTGCCCCTTCATTCAGCTTATAGCAGTAGACTGTCTTCGCATTAGAAAATAAGTCCCTCAAACCTTTCATTTTTTCATGGTCGTAGCTATATCCGAATATTTTCAGGCTGTTTTTCTGAAAATCTGAGTTTTCAACGGTAAACACTTCCCCGTCAACTCCCCAGTCAAGTTCCATTGCCATTGCCGCATAACCTCTGTCAGCAAGTGATACTATAGCCCTTGCTAGACTGACAAAGTTTATATAAGTACCCGGCAAAACTTTATTCTGAAATAACCATGTACCTCCTCCGTATGCCATCTATTCCACCTCTCTCTTTAAAAATTCTTTTATTAAGTTATCCACTTCGTCAAAAGTGTATTCCTTGTCTTCTCCAAGCATTACTCCGAGAATATCCTTCTGCATTTCATATTTTTTAGAATCATACAGCTGTTCTTTTGTAAAGCTTGTATTTGTTTCATTTTTCTTAGCCATTCTTTTTAATGCCTCCTTCTATCGAAAGATTTTCCATCTTATCATTTTCCTTTTTCTCACGAATAAAATAACTGAACTGAATAAAGCTGTGCGTATTCCCGTCCTGTATCTCAGTTTTTCTCTCAGTGCCTCTCAAGATATCTCCATTTTCCAGTGTTATAAGATTAGTAATACTGTTAAGTTTTTCAATCACGTCATATATTTCCCTTGAATTTTTTTTATTTTCATCAGCTATATAATCAATCCCGAACACTGTCACAGCTTTATACCTTAAATCAACAATCTGAGTTTTATCAGTGCTTATGACATGCACGAAAAAACAGGGTTCTTCGAAATTCTGAGGAACCTGGTTGATGTAAATCTTTATCCCGAATGTTTCCTTTAGCTTTCCAGTCAGTACATTCATTATGTCGTTTATCATCCTCCAAGTACCTCCTTTATCCACGCTTCAAGTTTCTTTTCAATTATTTTTGGCAATTCCTTTTCCAGTTCCAGTTCTGCCTTTGTAAGAAAAAACTGTCCTGACACCCATGATTTTTTTAACGATTTTCCGATTGCTGGAACATACCTTCCTGGAGTCTGTCTGTGCCCAAACTCGACATAAGACGCATATTCAACACTGTTCGTTATTGTCACAGTGTATCCTCCGCCAGTATTGACCGCTTTCGCTCCTATACTTGCGTCCCAGCCACGTCTCAATGTTCCTTTGTCAACAGGCGTTCTTTTGATTGCTTTTGCAAGTAACCTTGCACCCAGTTCATTGGTAATATTTTCAAGCAGCAGTGCCGTATTTGCCTGACTTAATGTTTCAGCGGCTTTTCTTATTTCCGAAAAATCCACTTTAACTTTACTTGTTCCCATTTAAGCACTTCCTTTGTATGCTTCAAGCACTATCTCCTGGTGGTTCGTATAAACCGCCGATATTCCTGAGTGCTTATATTTCCTTGTTATTCCGTTCTGAGTGACTTCAATCACACTGCCTGGAGGGACGTAAACTTCAGGAGCAATGAACAGTTTCACGACTTGCGAACTTACAGCGAAGGACTCTGTCTGACTGGTCTGACTGATATTTTTAAAACTTAACCGGCAAGGTAGGTTTTCAAACAACGTCACTTCTGCATGGATTGTTGCTCCATACTTGTCTTCAACATCTTTAAACCCAAATATATTACAAACTCCAGTCCATAACGACTGTATAGCCTTTTTTGCCTTTTCCAGTTCCTTTACCATACTATCCTCCTATATCTCAAGAGTTCTTCCTCTCCTCTTGTCATCAGATATGTCGTAAAAACCTCAAATTTGTCTCCCTCGCTTTTTGTATCTTCAAAGACTACCTTAGTATCGCCTTCGCTTATTTCTTTCGCCACACGGTCAAAATCTAAGCCATTCAATTCAAGTTGGTTCAGTGATTTTTTAAAGTATAAAAACTCACCTGTACTCCTATCTATCCAAATGTATTTAAGTCCCTCTGGAACTTTATTCTGATTAGTCTTGTTTTTAATATAAGCCTTAACCTTTTCGATACTATGTTCCAATAAAAATAAGTCGGTATCTACGACTTCATAGCCTACCGACTTTAATGTTTTTATCACATCTTCCTTAATGTTTTCCACATAATCCATACCCAGCACCTACTTCTTTGGTTTTTTAGCCTTTTCTTCCGAGTCTTCCTCCACTTCATATCCACGTTCTCTGAACCATTCGATTAAGTTTTCGTTGTCAGTATTTCCAACTCCGTTGACAAAAGTTACTCCCGCACTTGTCCCTGTATATTCCTGATTCGGTGATTTTATTACAGCCATTCAAAGCACCTCCTATTTTACTTTAATTTTTCTGAATATTCCCGCCGCTTTGGTAGCTTTCAAAGCAACCGCCGCAACCATTTCAACTTCCCCAGTCTTAACTGCTCCTGCTGTCTTATAGTCAGGCAACCATGATTTGATTAATCCGTTTCCTGTCGGAGCGACTCCGTGGAATCCGTCCATTCCGAATCTTACAGCATACAGTGACGTTTCTCCTGTTCCTGTTTTTGTTTCAGAAACTGGGTCGTTTGTTCCAGGTTTAGCTCCAAGATTGATTAATGGAATTCCCGCATACATTTCAACCTGCTGACCAAAGTCATTCATAGAAGTTGTGTACATCGAAGTTCTTCTTGCACATGCCCTTATTCTTGCAATAAGCTGTAAGTTCCCTGCTATCATGGAAGGTGTTCCGTCAAGCCCCATTAAGAACTCGTCCAGCATGTCAAGGAAAGCCTTGTAGTTAGTATCTATTGCAGCCGAAGTAGATAGATCTATTGCAGCTCCCGGAATAAATTCTGTTGAACTTCCTGTGATTGCTTTTTCAAGTCCGTCAAACGCTTTACTGTTCACTGCACTGTCTCCATTTATCACAGTGTTGTTAAATAAAGCAGATGCGGCTTTTATTTTCTGTGACATCTGTAACTGCACTTCTGATACTATTCCGCCCATGTCTGCTATAATTCTGTCAATTTGGAATGAACCCCCGAAGATTTTCAAGTCAACATTGTGTCTTTCTTTTGAAACTTCAGCAGGTGTGTATTCATGATTGACTTCTCTAAAGTCTGCGGTTGGTTGTGTTTTTAATCTTGTATATCCGTAAGTCATTGTAGTTCCTCCTCCTGTTGGGGACACCACATTGTCAAACGGTATGTTGTTCATAATAAAGTTACTTTTTGCAAATTCGTCTATCACTCCAATCTGCAAATCGTCCTGTACATTCTTTTTAGCTTCTGCTAATGTTATTGGCATATAAGCCACCTCCTAATTTTTTTAATCTGTTTGTGTTGTGAATCTTGCCATTATGGCTTCGGTCAGAGATTTTGGAGCATTACTTTCTCCATTCCCTGTATTTCCTTCGCCAGGTTTAACCCCTGCGAAATTAGGTCCTTTTTGTTTTCCCGTTTCAACGGCTTTAAACAGCATTTTGCTGTCTTCCGCTTTTTTCAAACTTTCAATCTGTTCATTGATTCCAAGCAGTACATCACCGTCCATTTTGATTTTACTCATATCCAGTAACGCTTTCACTGCCCTGACATTTAAAGCATCTGCTCCAAGCAACGCCGTGTCCACTGCTCCTGCCAGTTTTATTTCCGCAAGTTCGGCATTATATTTATCCGTTGCGGCCTTATTTTCGTTCTGCAGTGTTTCAATTGTCTGTTTCAAAGTTTCAACATCTCCTGTACTGTTCTTAAGTGTCTCAAGCTGTTTATCCCTGTCTGACAAGTCTTTTTCTGCCTGTTTTTTAGCATTGTTCACTTCATCAAACCTTGCTTTCGGGATAAATCCCTTCAGCTGTTCAGTATTTGCTGACAATACTTTTTCAGCTTGTTCCTCGGTCAGTCCAAGTTTTAACAGATCTTCTTTGTTCATAAAATAATCACTCCTTCATTTTTTACGCTGTATGTCAGCGGTATTATGTCTGATTTGTTCTTTTACGCCTGCAAATTCTAAAAAGGCGAAATATTTACTTTTTACACTCTATGAATTTTATTACCCCTAGCAATAAAAAGACCAGAATTAAAATACCGAATATAATCTCCAAAGGCATTAATACCTGCCACCAGCTTATACGTAGGAGACCTAAAAGTTTTAGTATCACAAGTCCTGCCTGTAGAACTCCGATAAATATTTTAAGCATTCTTATCTCACCTCCTCAAATGCCAGTATCAGTGCTGAGTTTATATACCATTCTTTTCCATTGCTTATTAACTTTATACTTTTACCTTTATCAAATTTTTTAATGAATTTCTTTAAAGTTCCACCGTATGATACTCCCATGTAGTTTCCATCGCTGTGATAAATGTTCAGTTTTATCATTTTCCCTCCTGTAAACAAAAAAGAGCAGTCGTTAAACCGCTCTTGAATCATTACTGTTCTTTATTATTTTTTATTATTTTTTTAAGACATGCACTGTTTTAAAAGTTCCAAAGCTTTATATTCTCCTTTGTTTTTAAGAAAATTATATATTTCCTCCTCTTTTTTTTCAGGTGTATCTCCGTTAATAAATACATCTGTTTCAATTAAATCATATAACATTTCTGTTACTGTTTCCCTGTTTTCTTCTTTTTTAAATTCCAGTTTATCCAGGATGTATAGTGCCTTCATTTACTCCACTCCTTTCAGTCTCATTGCTGCGATTAGTATATTTTCAACGTATTTCTTTTCCTGTCCTTGACTTGGTATTTCCCCATTTTTTATCCATCCACGGACTGTCTTTTTTATTTCTTCTTTTCTATTTCCCCACACAGGTGTGTTCTCAATTATCTTATCTGTTATAACATCCAAATTATTTTCAATGAAATCGAAGTATTTTTTCGCATATTCCGACTTATTAAAATGTAAACCATCCAAAGTATTATACATCTCTGTCCATTCCGCTGTTTTCTTATTTCCAAGTCTGTAATCAAACATTATCTCTCCAAAATCCTCGATTGTCTTACAGTCTTTAAATTCCTTAAGCATCTTAAGTTTCGGTAGAGTTTCTGTCAGGTAGCCAGAGTAAGCAGGCATAAGATTATCCGATATACCGAGCTCTTTAATTAAATAGTGTGCCGTAGATTCTGTAAACGTCTCTTCTATCAATAAAAAATTTGCTTTTCCTAGTTTTTCTACATCTGTCTTCAAACCATCCATTTTTGCATGATACATTTCATGCAGCATAGTTTTCATCTGATATCTAATATCCCTATCATCGTCTACCTGAAGGTTATATGTTTTCAGTTTAATAGTGTTTCTGTCTCTATCAATCTCAAATTCACAGGATCCACGTTGATTTATTTTTTCCACATTAACAGGTACGTTCAACCCATTAGCTTTCAGTAATTCTTCGGCTATTTCCTTTCTTGCGTCTGAATTTTCCGATTTTACTGTTTCTAAAATCTTATCAATTATCTCTGGTTCCATTGTACTCATTTTTATATCATTTTGCAATACTTTTTCCGAATTATTATCAATATATTTTTCTTTCCACTCGCTATATTTCATATTTGCTGGAACATACTCCGTTTCTCCTGTTTTCTCATTCCTTGCAGCTCTTTCGCCTTGCATGTCATCGAAATAAGGAGCCGTAGTAGTACGACATCTGACATGAAACGGATTCGCAGTGACCCCAACCTCATAATCTTTCAGGTCAAATACCTTACCATCCATATCCTGGCATATGTCCGATGTCCTGTTATCCAGTGTGGCCACTATCTCATATTTTTCCACTCCCAAATCCTGATAACTCTTAAGCCTTGCCCTGCTTGAATAAGCCGCACTTTCTGTATATACCAGCCTTGATGCATTTGCTTTTGATACTTTCATTTTCTCAGCAATTTTATCTGCCAGTTTTTCAAGACTGTCGCCTCTGATAAACGCCTGCGTCATTTCTGTGTGAAGGGTATTTATGAGCTTGTCCTTATCTTCCCAGATCCTGTCACTAAAGTTTTTCCCGTCAGGAGCCCATGGCTTTTTAATAACTGTATTTACTAACTTGTCATTCAGACTGTATATGTTTGTTCCTACCCCTGTACCTTTTGCTATCTGAAAAGCTGTTCTGTTGTACTGGTCTTTGTAAAGATTTTTAAGATAACTTTCAAATCCACTTTCACGGCCATTATAAAGTTTTTCTATTTCCCCTCTTACTTGCAGCTTCATTGCCTCAAGCCGTTCTATATGAACCCTTGCACTCGCATTTTCAAGCTCCTTATTCCAGTTCTTATCAATCCCGTTTTCTTCCCCATGCTTGATATATTCGTCAAGCGTCCATTTAAACTCTTTGAGCTCCTTGTCATTCAGCATCTTCTTAGCTTCCGCAAGTGATACATCGTTATTCTTAGCTATTCTGTTGTACCACACTTCAATATCTTTGTTCATTCTAGCGATAGCCCTCTCGTATTCAAGTTGCTGTCTCCGGAATTCGTCTCCCGCTATCTTATTAAGCCGTTCCTCTTCCTCGATAAATCTGTCCTGCCAATAATTATTTTTACTCATCTATATCATCAGAGTGATTATGTTCTCCGAATCCTCCGTAGTCTTCCATTTTCTCCTGTTTTTCTTCTTTGATTTTTTTCAATTCCTCTTCCACATTCACTGACCATGGGTGCTGTCCGATTATAGTTTCCTGTGATAATATTCCAACTGATTTCTGACAGTCTTCAATTGCCTGACTTTCATTCACTAAAATATCTCTGTTGAAAATTATATCCAGTTTTTCGTCTTCAGATATACCTAATCCCGTATTTCTTAAATGATTATTTACAAACCATATAAGATTTTCAAATGATGCCTTAAATTCCACTTCCATTGAGTTTGCATCCAAATCTATATCCGAGTACATCGAACGGATATTCAACTGGTTTGGATTAGCCCCAAGTGTTTCAGTCTTTGCGTCAAATCCTCTTCCGTTTTCAATGATGGCCTTCTTAAATATATCAACCAGAACTTTATAATTTTCATTGTTTACTTCGATTTTTAATGAATCGACTCCACCTTCTCCTGTTTCGTCTGAACGTATCGGAATTACACCGTGAACTCTCAGATTGTGCCTAAACTCGCTCCAGTCCGTTCCGTCGTAGTTCTTCACAATCAGAATTGTATTTCTAGGATCCTCTTCCACTCTGTCCTGCATCACTGATATGAGTTCATTCAGTGCATCCTGTAAGGATTTCACTCTGATAAGCAGAGGCATTTCTGTCTCATCATATCTGAATGGTATTACAGGCAGTTTTAACCAGTTATACCCCCGCACATCTCCGTTATTATCTTCAAGTCTCAGATATGATTCGGGTTCCCTGTCAACCATAAGCGAATTATTCCAGTTATAGTATTCAACTCCTGTTTCCCTGTATACCTCAACCTTTGTTGACGTCTTAAATCCTCCGTCCTTAAATTCCTTAACTGTGTAAAGTCTTACTACGTAGTCAAGCTCTTCGTGTTCTTCATCCTTCCACACCGGTATCACATTTCGTCCGTCAAATCTTTTAAATTTTAATTTCCCATCATTTCCAATATATACATATAACCAGCCTATGCCATATTTATATGCATCTTTTCCCACCATTCTGAGAAGTTTTAAAAACCTGTCATTGATTATACCCTTCACTGACTCTGCATATTCCTTGTTGTCAGACTGAAATGTGGGAGTTTTTGAAAGTAGGTAATTTGTCTTCTGATCAACAAGTTTTGAATACTGGTTATCAATAAGTTTGGCAACCTTGACATTCTTAAGTGGTTCCAGTTCTCCGTTTTCATTTATCATATCCCTATGCCTGTTCAATACATCATGCTGGCCAACGTAATATTTATGACTGTCTTCCATCTGTTTCTTTTTTCTTGACATAAGGAAGTCGTTTATTAATCTTTCAAGTTCATTTCCCATCTTTTTATTTCTCCTAAACAGTTTTTTTATAAAATTAAACATTTCCAATCTCCTTAGAGTGTGTATTTACCTTTCACATTTGTTCTTTCTGCCACTCCTGTGGTTGCGTCAGGGGCGTCATCGTACTTATTTTTCCCTTCCTTCTGGTATTTATTCATTGCAGAGTAATATTCAGGCCATCTGTCCCTCCAGTTTTTAGGAAAATATATGTGGTCCATTACCCAGGTACTGTTCGATATAATTCTTGCCGTCTTATTTTTCGACTGATGGAACCATGTAACCCTGCAAGAATTCGTATGATGCTCAAATTTTAAAATTCTTTCAACGTTACGGGCAAAACCCCGTCCACCATTATTACTCTCAATCACAGCTAAATTTACTTCATTTTCAAAGTGTCTTCTAGCTGTCTCCTTTTCAGTTATTTCCATTCCTTCCTTCGTGTAATAGACGTCCAGTACATACGCCTCCCTGTTATATTCCCCGTATATGATGCTGCACAAATAATCACTCCCCTGATCCGCTGTATCTGTGTAACTGCATATCCTGTCAAATTCAAAATCTATTCTGTCATAAGTCTTGAATGATGTGTACAGACGCCCTTTAAGGTCTATCGGTTCCTGCTGGTAATTGGCACTTGCTATATCCTCACCCATCGTTTTTTTCTTTCTCAGATACTCTTCATAAGTAAGAACCTTATCATATAACATTGTCCCGTCATTCTGAAGGGCCTTCATTTTTACCTGCTTTATCTTGTACCCTGTTCTTAACATTTCATCATAAGCTTTTCCTGCTAAATCATTTGAGTGCCAACGTGTCATTATGATTATTATCTTCCCATTTGTTTCAAGTCTTGAAAGCATCGTATTTGTGAACCACTCCCAGTGTTTTTCCAGGACATTTTCGTTATTCGCCTCCTCGGCGTTCTTAATCAGGTCGTCAATTATGATTATATCCGCCCCAAAACCTGTCGCAGTTCCTGTCGGCGAGGTTGCCAGATAGTTACTGTACTGACCTTCCAAACTCCACAGATTCATTGCCCCGTCACCTTTTTTAATTTTGATATCTGGAAATATGTCATTGTAAACAATCTTATCCGGATCGACCTTTATTTCAGAAATTGTATTTCTCACAGCTTTCGAAAACACAGTTGACAATGTCTCGTTGTATGAACCTGTCATTATTTTCTTTGAAGAGTTTCTTCCAAGCAACCACTCGACGAACATTGTGGCCGTCCTTGATTTCCCGTGTCTCGGGGGTAGATTGATAATCAGTACGTCGTCCTCGGATTCGACAAATTCCTGCATGTCCTGACACAGCTCTAACAAATAACTTCTGTCGCTTTCATAAAAATCAGGTGACATCAGATGACAATAAAAAAAGAACTCACGCCTTGCAAGTTCCAGCTCTGCCTGTCTTATAAGCTCCCTATTTCCCATTTTTAATTATTTCCTTCAGTTCTTCAGTTGTTAGACCTGCAAAAGGATTGCCTGTCTTGACTTCACCCGAAAGCTGTATCTTATCGTTAAACATTCCGAGATGTCTTCCCAATAATTCCAACGCTCTCTCTTTACTGCAGAAACTTACTTCAATTCCAAGTTTGGTTTCCTTCACTCCTGAAATACATGCTCTCTGTTCTTCTGTTAGCTCTGAAAAATCTTTAATGACAACCTTTAAATATTCCCCTCTTTCTGTTTTGAACTTCTTGACACTGACAATCGAAGTTATGTCCGTAAATGCCAGTCTTGCTATTTCTTTAAGCACTTTATCTTGCGTTATTTCTGTTCTTTTTGCTCTTTCGTCCATTCTTTTCTGTATTTCTTCAGCAACGTTAGTATTTGTTAGTAATTTACTTCCATTAACCCTTGCTGTCTCCTCACTTTTTATATTTTTGTATGCCTTCTTGTATGCCCTTGTGGCATTAAGATCTTTCAAATATTCATTTACGAAAATCTTCTGCTTATTTGTCAATGTCTCCACCTCCGTTTCTCAAAAAATAAAAAAGACAGCTTTCACACTGTCTTCTGATAGCCAGGCGTATGGCTCATGAATCCCGCCTCAGCAAAAAATATCTCGGATTTCCTAAAACCTTAAATTTCCATTCTAACCTATTATAACACATATAAATTTTTATACAAGGACACGAACCGGACATTTTCATTAATTTTTTTTAATAATTCATTATGTCCTGTATCACATTATCCGAAAAAATTAATGCCCTCAACCTGTTGATAAGCCTGTTTTTCTGACGTCTTATTGTCCTTTCGTCCACCTTGAATTTCTCTGCAACATATTCAAGTGTCATTTCTTCAAAATATTTTAATTCGATAATTTTATAATATTTATCGTCCTCGATGTTTTTCAGTGCCCTTTCCGTCATACTTATAACATGTTCAAGCCGTTTTATCTCGTTTTCGCACTGTTCTATCATATTTTCGATTTTTTCGACTTCTGAGAGATATTTTTTAGTTGCCTGAACATTTACTCCTGTTTCCTTTTTCGAAAGCAGTACGGGGGCATTATGCAAGCCTGAGAGCCTTTCACGTTTAACCCCTAAGGCTCCTTTTAAATATTTCAGCTCATATAATAATTTTTCTGTTCGCTGGAACGGTGTTAAGTTTTTCTGAATTTTAAATTCCTTGTCCTCCTTCAGAATCTTTGCTACTTCCTCCGCTATCGCTCTTGCTGTTGCCATTAATATTCCCCCTTTGTCCTTTCGTTCATGTTCTTAAGCCATTTTTCATGGTGTATTTTCAAAAATTCCTCTTCCGTTGCACCTACACATCTCACTATGGACAGCATTGCCCCGAAAATTAGATTTTCTGCTTCTTCCCGTATTTTCGTCAACTGTGACAGTGCACTTTCTATGTCCTTAAAGAATCTGGACCACAGATACATGTCCGTACATCCGATTATCCTGTACGGCTTCTGGTCAATATAGCTGAGATAAAAATGCAGGCAGTCAGATAATTCCTCCAGTGTTTTTCTCCTGTCGACCGGTTTAGTGTGATTTTTCCAGTAGTTCCATTCGCTCTTGAGTTCCTGTGCCAGTTCCCCCAGCTCGGTAAAATATGCTATGTATGTTCTTATCTGTGACCTTCCCCTCAACGTTTTCTTTTCATCGAATTTCTTGTCAAGTACCGCTTGTCTTTTCAGTAGTTCCTCTATATCAAATTCTTTCAGTGCTTCCATTCTTTTCCTCCTCCATCAATTCCAGTATTTCGTTATATGCTTCTATTTTCCCGCTCAATATATGGTAACTTGGGTCTCTTAGTTCATATTTCTTTTTTGACTTAGTACAGATGTTTATCTTTTTCTTCAGTAAATTTATTAGCACTATTTTCATTCTTTTTCTATCCTCCTTTTTTTTTAACTTCCGCTCTCAATTATTTCTGCCGTGTACGGCAGAAAGTGTTTATTAAATTTTGTGATTAATGTCCTTGAGTATTTCCTTAACCTCGCATCTATATCCAGGTCTTTGTCAGTAAACATCTGAACCACTTTAAAGTTGACTATGATGTCTTTCAAAGTTGTGAGGGCTTCAGCAACTTCGGGGTCTTTACATGGAAGGTCGTCCCTCCATTTTTCAGTATAAAATTTGTCAAAAATACCTCTTAATCCGTCGTACAGTGCATGCATTCCCCTGTCACGGTAGATTTTCTTATCAAAATTATATTTTTTCTTCATCTCCGGACTATGGAAAAGGAATGTCATCCTGACTGTCTGTTCAATAAGACTTTTCAAGCCCTCATAATTTTCAAGCATCGGATAATTACCCATGCTTTTAATTTTAACTTTCTTCATGTCAAGCTCCCTGTTCGGTTCCGGGCAGTATCTGTTAAGTCCAAGCTGATTGAAAAGCCTGAACCTGTCTAGCAGATAACCTGATGCCTTGTAAACTGAGAACAGGAACATGTGTACTTCTCCGTTCTCCAGTATTTCTTTTTTAACTTCCTTCTTATCGAGTTTTTTAGTTTTTAATTTTCTAGCCATTATCTTTTCACTCCTATCCCCATGTGCTCAGATGAGCTTCACCCACGTCGTTCCACAAAGCGTCTTTATAACCCATAATTGCGTCGTAGATTCCCTCTAATGCACCCATCTGTTTTTCCGTAAGCGAATTCTTTAGTGTGAACTGCTGTTCTATTGACATCAGGAAAAGCTTTATTTCCGCTTTAGTGGTATTTTTCTTACAGAATTCAATTTTATCAAGTATCTTGTTAATTTTTCTAATTTCAATCACTTCCTGAACTGTTATCATTGTTTCTTTCCTCCCGTATATTTTTCTATTCTTGCCTTCAGGCTCTGCAGCAGTTCCTCCTGTATGTCACCTTTACTTTGCAGTGCTTTCATGACGTCCTCGTCACGTGTATTACTGCAGACAAGGTGGTGTATAATAACCTTTTCCTTCTGTCCCTGCCTGTGCAGTCTCTTGTTAGCTTGCTGATAGAGTTCAAGGCTCCAGTTAAGGCCAAACCATATGACGTGGTTTCCTCCGTCCTGTAAGTTAAGCCCGTATGCCGCACTTGCGGGGTGTGCAAGCAGGATATCAATTTTTCCGCTGTTCCAGTCCTTTTCATCCTGCACTGTCTTAAGCTCCCTCACTCTGAGTCCTGTCTTGGCCAGTGCACCCTTCATCCTGTCAAGGTCATGCTTAAAACTGTAGAACACCAGTGCCGATTTCCCGTTAAGCTCCTCCACCAGTTCCATGAACCTCTCAAGTTTGCATTTGTGGATTTCATGCACATCCCTTTTTTCATCATATACGGCTCCGTTACTTAACTGTAACAGCTTGTTTGACAGTGCGGCTGCATTTGCGACTGTAATCTCTTCGAGGTTGTTAAGCTCCAGTATCATCTGTTTTTCAAGTTCCTCATACTGTTTCCGTGCTTTCGCATCAAGTTCCACATTGATGATATTGTCGACCACGTCAGGCAATTCAAGATAATCTTCCGCCTTCATGGACACGCATATGTCTGCTATCCTGTCCATGATGGACTTGTCTGAACCCTGCTTAAGTTCATACTCGCCATACGGATTGTTTCCATATCTGTAAAAATTGAAATATCTCTCCCTGAATGCCGTTATGTTTTTTCCCAGCCGTTCTCCCTGATCTAGCAGGTAAATCTGTGCCCATATGTCCTTGAGTCCGTTCGGTGCGGGGGTTCCTGTAAGTCCCACAAGTCTTTTAATCTTCCCCAGTACAAGCTTAAGTGCCTTGAACCTTTTGGCCTGATGGTTCTTAAAGCTTGAGAACTCGTCTATGACAACCATGTCAAATGGCCAGTCGTTCCTGTAGTAGTCCACAAGCCACGGTATATTTTCCCTGTTGATCACGTATATATCGGCAGGGGTGTTCAGTGCATTGATCCTTTTCTTTTCTGAACCCAGTACAGCTGAGAATTTAAGGAGTTTCAGGTGATCCCATTTTTCTGCCTCTCTGAACCACGTGCTTTCTGCAACCTTTTTCGGTGCTACGACAAGTACCCTGCTGACCTCGAACATGTTAAGCTTAAGTTCATCTATGGCCGTAAGAGTTATTATCGTCTTTCCCAGCCCCATGTCAAGCAGAAGTCCGACTTTTTCAGTATTTACAACTTTATCAATGCAGTACTTCTGGTAATTATGTGGCTTGAACTTCACTTTCCCTTCCTCCTTCAATTTCCAGTATCTCTTTTATTTTTTCCCTTGAATCTGCAACATACACCTTCTGACCGTATG